CACTGGGATCCCACTTGACAATATGATTAAAAGTATAATTTTGCATATATTGATTATAAACTGAATGAGTAACATAAGTTCCATCTTGGTTATACGTTTTATCTGTCTGATATAACCAACCTTGAACATAATTATGATTTGCACCTGTAGCTTGGAAAACTATTTGCTGACCAATAACTAAAGCATAAATTGAAGAATCAGTTGCATTAGAAACACTACCTAAAAGTTGAGTACCAGTTATCGCATTAAAAGTGAATCCCGTTCCAATCGTTTGCTGTATATGGGTTGTTGTGCCTGTTACAAGAGGGTCTGCACTAGCAACTGTAGTTGAAACTCCCGAAATACCACTATTTGTAATAGACATTCTTTCAACACCACCAGTTGAAAACTTGATAGTGTCAGCGGAAGGAAATGTTATACCTGTATTACTATCGGTACCGGTTAAAGCGGGAGCCGATACGCTTCCATCAACCCCAGAAATACCAGTAGTGCCGTTAATGTTTAAAGCCATAATTAAAGAATAACAAGTAAACTGCCAGATGGCACGGTCACAGTGACACCACTATCTATAACAGGGCTTACTGTGTGTGCATTTTTTCCTGATGTTATCGTATAATCCTGAGTTACGTTAGTGTCCGATTCAAAGAATACTTCATCATTACCTCCTCCCGTAGCTCCAGCACCCCCTCCCACAGCAGTAAACTCAGATCCGTTATATATTTCAGCAGAAGTGGTCGTACTGTTGAATCTAAAGTCTCCTGTAGCTGGTGAGCCTGATCTTTGAGCAGTGGTTCCAACAGGAATCCTTAATGCTGTTGTGTAGTTATGAATAACAGCCCCAGTAAATGTTGCCCCTGCAACTGGAGCAAGACCTAAATTTGCCTGTGTTACATCTCCAATCTCAATATATCCATTATTAGCTGCGTTTCTTAGTTTAAGAAGATTAGATGTTGTATTAACTGATAACTGGAACGCAACCTGTGTGCCACTTGGATCTGCCGATCCACTATTTAAACTCTGTATGGCAGCAAAGACATTATTAAGGTCAGTTCTTACGGCAGAACCTGTGCCATTATCAATTACATAATTTGCAACTTGAGCCATTTAGAAAATTCTCTTGAGCTTATTCTATCCTCCTTTACCAAATCCGACAGCCTGATAAGTAAAATTCCTGTCAATTGATGCATTTGAGGAGTTCCTAAAGTGTACAGTAAAACCTGTCCCAGATATACTGGAAATCTCAAAAAAGTCACCAGAGGCCATATTGTGTGCGTTTATGCCGATTGATGGTAAGTGAGCATTTGCACCGCCTTCAGTTAAAGAAGTTCCTACGAAAAAGGGGTGCTGGAAGGTCACTGCCTTTGCCCCAGCCCCACTAGCTGTAAGATTTCCCTGTTCTGTTCTTCTTTGAATCGTTGCAGTATATCCAAGCTGAGAAACTTTTATATCTTGAGCAACATCATCACTTGTAAGTTTTGCTCTGAACTGAAACCCTCTGCCTTTATATGTTCCATTTGCAAAGGTTTGGAAACCTGTGTAAGTTGGTGAGCTAGAGGGGTTGTCCTGTGTGACCCTGATAAGCATTTCAGCATTAACTTCAGTTGCGGTTAGGCCGTCAAAGTCTGTAATGTCATCAATAAGCCCTCTGGAATCAAACAAATCTGAAGGGTAGAAAGCTTCAGTTAAAAAATGACGTTTAAAATCAACACTGAATACAGCACCTAAATCTAAAGTATCTCCACCAGCAGTCCCACCAAAATCATAAAATCCCTCCGAAACAATCCCACCAAAATCATCAAGTGAGCCGACAGCATCAAAATCTGTTATATCATCAAAATTACCACCACCTACAAGGTTGATTGTATTTGTTGTTGCATCAAAAGCAATATCTGATTTTGTTCCTTGAAACTTTGGACTGTCAGTATCTTCTCTCCTAGTTTGTGTAAGTAGGGCATCTTGATTGTCAGGCAAGTCAATAATGACGCTTGTATCTCCAGCACAGAAACGACCTCCTGAGTCCTGACTGCGAAGTATGTACTCACCCTCAAGGTATGGGACTTCCGCAGAGGTGGTAACACCACTCAAAGCTTGAATCAAATCTGTAGCATTTGAAAAAGTACCGCTTCCGTCAGTTAGAGGAGAATGTCTTAAGTGAATAAGACCGCCTAATTTTACATCAAGTTCTGTAGGCTGGTTCCATCTAAGTCTGATAAGTTTTTCATTTATTGGTTCAGCAGTTAGTCCAGTTATGTTTGATGGGATTGCAGTTTTTCCAACAGCATTAAAAGTTAAATCAGCAGATGTCGCACTGGTTTGCAAAGCTGCATTAAAGCTGAATACTTGAATCTCATAAGTTCCAATATCAGTATTAAATATTTGAAAATCTGGACTGGAAACTGTTGTTGAAACAAAATTGCCATTATTAAATCTATAATTGACTTGATATTGTGTCACACCAAGAACAGGCTGCCAGCTAATAATCAATTTTGATACAGCCGCATTGTTTATCTCTACAATCTTTTCCTCTGCCTGTAATGCAGTTGGTGGGTCTTTTAGTTCATTTAGTATTGATACTGTCCTTGTTGGCAGCGTTGAACCATCTTCAATAAAAGCATATTTTTCATTTACATAAGATAAAGCTGTAATTGAATAGTTGATGCCGTCAACTTCCTCAACACTTATCACTCTAAATAATTGAGACTGCACAGTGTCATCTGAAATCAACCAGTTTGCATTGACGTTTGGAGCTTGAGAAAAAGCACTTGCCACAGTAATTGTTGCACCAGAGACAGAACTAATATCTTTTGTTTCTACTGTTCCATTTGGTAAAACAACAGACAGTTTTGCGTTGTTTGTAGATGGCAAATCAGTATTTGTAGAATCATCAACAGTAACAACAGTTGTTGATGTAACTGAAGCAATCTTACCGCCTCTTCTCAAGCCACTCCTAACAGGGTCTGCAACCTGTATAATTGCTGACGGCCTAACTACAATGCCACTATCAATCGAAGTTGTGAAACTGCAAACCTCCGTTTCATTTGCCTCCCCGAAAAGGATTGCCCGACCTAATCTGGCAGCTTGTCCCCTTGAAGTACAGGCAAAAGCTTTTACTTGCTTAATACTTGTGCCTATCTTACTTATCAAGTTGGCATCTTCTACAACCTCAAAATCTATGTCCTGAGTGTCCATGTTGAAGTAAGACACAGAAACTACACTGTGACGTTGTTTAAGACTGCTACCAGAATATGTAAATCCATCACTGGTTATGTTGGACAAATTAAAAAGGTATGAGGCCGTAGCTGGACTATCCTGTTTTAGAGAAATACTACCAGCAGACCAGATAGGCATACATCGCATGACCCCTGCAAGATCATTTATAAGATCAAAAGCCTCCGCACTACCTTGAATATTGACATTGCATGAAAATCTAGCTTCCTGTCCTCCCTGACCATCATCAACAAGAGTGTTTGCAAATTTACTTGCAGTTACAAAAGAAAATAAATCAAGGCTGCTGTCTGTTATATGATCTCCAAAGCCATATCTTTGGTTCGTAAGCAAGTCCAGTAACACCATACTTGGGCAGTTACAATAAGTTGCTGCCCCCATGACACCATTAAATATATAGCCGTCTGGGTAAATTATGCGACCAGTTGCACTGTCAACGCTTGGTGTCCCAGAGCCATTTGCCCCAGCAGCTGGTATTCTTACCTTGACTCCTCTAATTCTATATTTTCTTGATGGAATAGAACTGAACTGCATTGAGTCAAGTCTGATTGCAGCGTAAGCACTATTTACGTAAGTGTTTGCATCATCTATAATTTCACCTAAACTTGTCCACTGAAAAGCATCTACAAGACTTGCATCTGTGCTATCTGCGGTAACTCTTGAAACTCTAATATCAACAGGAAAAGCACCTGTTAATTCAATTCTATAGTCTCTCTGGTAGGCATCAGCAGTTCTTCCAGTAATCGTATCATTAATTAAATCTGTAAAACCACCAGAATTATATTGAACTGATATTTTTAGTTGAACACTTGAGCCAAGCAAATCTCCTTTATCTGTAGCTTTTTGAATTTGAGGAAAAGTTATTGTTATATTTGCAGCGTCAACATTTGAATTTGTTATCTGCCTTGTTACAGGGCTTGAAGCTGTAACCACTACTCCAACTGCTGTAACAGAGGAACTACTTTCAATACCTTCAACTTTTGTCTGACCTGACGTACCAAAACGAGGATTAAAAGTTACATCTTGAAAGTTAAAATCTGTTGCAACTGGATTTGCTGAGTTTGCTGTTGCTTTTAAAACAGGAGTATCGTTAAGAATAACATCTTTGAGAGCAGCGTTATTATATGCGGTTGTCCCTTTTGTTAAACCTTCTTTTGAAGCTGAAGCAAAACCCTCTATCTCTCCCTCAGAAATTAGATCAAGAAAAGTAGCAAACTGCCTACTGTGTAAAGTATCAGGTGTTCTTGTTGGCTGCGGTGGTGGCGGTGGGCTTCCTCCTCCAGAACCCCTTATGATTTTAGGCTTTGTCATGCTCTTACTTGTTGGGTGTCAATAGCACCACTGATAACCACAGAACCAGTTATTATCTCACCATAAACAACAGGGACTGGAGTTCCAGCCCTTGAGGTGTTTTGCGTCCCACCAAACCCATAAGATAATTTAGGGTCTTGCTCACTTTTAAACTCTGGCATTTTTGGCATAGGAAATAACATATCACTAACACCAGAAAGAACCAAAGCCGCACCAATACCAAATGCAGCTTTAGCTCCAAGAGCAGCTTTAGAAAATCCTATCCCTTTTGCACCAAATGAAACGGCCTTACCAGCAAAAGCACCGAAAGCACCCATACCAACAGCAATAAGAGCAGCCCCAAGTAATATTTTTCCTACATTACCTCCAGCACCCTGTATGACAGGGACAAAATGAATATCCTGTTGTCCTATAGGGTGATCTATCTCACTTTCATCAATAGCATAATTACCAACTTTTACCTGATAATATTTTGGGTTCATATATCTATCTATCCCTTCAAAATTATTTACCAAAAAACTGATTGCATGGCTTAAAGTATCTGCCTTGATCTCAAACTCTTTATGGCCAACAAAATTGGCTAACTCTCCATAAAGCTTGACTTTACGCAACATAACGCAACCTCTTTCCTGTGCATTTTAGCAACCACTCAGAATATGGCTCTATACAACTAAGTCTATCTGCTAAATGGTGTAAAACATCACCATCAATGAAAATTGCCACATGATTCAAATTATTAGAAAAAATTGACATAAATAATAAATCTCCATCTATTAATTTTTCATCAGGTCTAAGTTCTCTAAAACCTGTTTTCTCTGCACATTTCTCAAACATAGGGTCTTTGTTGAAATCCTCTAGTGTTGTAGGTCTGTGCCAATCAATTAAATTTATATTGAGTTTTTCTTTGTACCAGTCTCGAACTAAGGTATAGCAGTCTGTGACTCCCCAAGCCCACTCCCTACCAAGTATGGGAGCTTTATAGCCTGTCGGCTCTAGATAACCCCATGACTCTGTTTTAGGATTTACTATGTGCCATACAAGACCGCTTTGCTCACAGGCAACCTTATCGGATTGACTTGGGACTGGCGGTGTTACAGGGTGGCTATGAACAACAGCAATAATATCTCCTGTATTATCTGCCTTTATATAATCCTCTGGGCCAATAATAAAGCATTGAAAAGCTGTCATTGATAAATTTCTACAAGGAAAATATCTTTCTTTTCCTTTGATATTTAATAAAAGTCCGCAAGATTCTTTAGGGTCTTGGTCTTTCGCATGAACAAGAGCAGCCTCTTTCCAGTTCATGCAATAAATGTTCCGATACTTGGAAAATTGTCTCTTGTGCAAAGACGTTTAGGACTTCTCACCCCAGCAAGATCAAAAGGGGCAGCAAGTTCAAACTCTACAATATCTCTTGTTTCTGTTGATTTTCTGTCAATTTTGTATATTTCTCTTGGAAATTCTGCTGTTGGGTCTGGAGTTCCCAAAGGATTTACTTGTTGTGTTGAGGTTGTTGTTGTCGTTTGGGTTGTAGTGTTTGGATTATTCATTGTTATTGTGTTGCCCATAGCATTTCCATGACTTGTGCAGTAATATCTCAAGTCGCTAGGGGCATCAGGATAAACTGGCTGATAAGTGACTGTTGCATCTGTTCCAAGTGTTCCAACATTTGTTGTAGATTGTTGCCCTCCAGCATCAGATTTTATTCTCAAAGGGTGTCCAACATTTGAGCTATGAGATTGATTAAATATATAAGTTGACCCACGCTTCATTGTTATGACAGGGTTATTAACACCATTTATCAAAAATATATTTATGCCACCTACGTTTGCCACAGTAACTGTAAAGGTTACAGATTCAGCATCTGCTGGGTCGGCAATCGTTGTTGTTGCTGTCGAACTTGTAGAGGTAACAGGAAAATTTATATTATCAAGGTATCTAGCAAGTGTTCTAATCCTAGTCACAGTACAGCCTGTCAGATCATTTCCAGTTGTAACTTGATTTACATTCAACAAGATAGCTGTAATAGTCCCAAGAGCATTACTAACAGTCAGGGTAGGTCTAGGAATCTGCCCACGTTGATAAGCAAACCCCTCTGCTGTAATTGGTAGCTTGATATAAGTATTACCAGCCCAGACTATATCTCCATTATTATTTAGACTTGTTCCATTATGAAATCTGTAGGTTTGAGCAGAACCATGTAAAGCTACTGTTGTTTCTAAAGTAAAAAGCTCAATAATCGCAGACGGATTTATTTTTTGTAAATCTGTAATTATCGGAGCAGTACTCATGGTTCAAACACCTCTCTAAACGTGGCATTAATTGTTGCCCTATTGTTGTAAGGAATAGTCTTTTGCCAACTTTCACAAACAAACTTTTTCTCTGATTCTCCCTGTGGTGTATATTCAAAGCTGTCTTGATCGTTTGCTCTGGCATCTAAAAAAGTCTCGATTGTATCGGCATCAGTTTCAGAAACATTAAAAGTAAAATTATAAACTTTTGGATTTTGA